CAACATAGGCCGTGAACACAGAATGATCGCCCGCCGCGTTGATAATCGCCCCGAAGTAAATTCGGCAGTCGCGGCGCTGATACGGCTCTTGCAGCGCCAAGCTGACAATGTCGCCCGGCATCCCACTGAGCGTGATATTCATGGCAGGTGCCGACATGTCCGCGACCGTCTCAACGTCGCCAATCGTCATCAGATCGCCCGAGCCAAGATAGGTGTCTCCGTCAATCGTCCGCTCGCCATAGCCAGACCACAGGCGGATCGCACGGTTGCCCACATAGCCCGCTTGGTCAGCCCGCGTGCCGCTAGTGTCGTCTAGCAGGAACTCAACAGCGTAGAACGGCTGAACCGTGCCCTGCGCCAATGCCGTGGCAAGCTCTGTGGGAATAATGCTCATATCGCCTCGCGTGCGCCAAAGGTGATGGAGTATTGCTGGATGTCAGCCGCCCAGCCGGTTTCATTGCTGGAAAGCCGGAATACACCCTTGCAGTCCGAAAGCGTAGCCGAAACGCTCGATGCCGCCGTGCGCAGTGACGGCCAAATCTCAAGATCAGCCGCCGATCCCGTCCCCGTGTAGGTCTGCGTGACCTTATGCAAGCGTGACGCCGCCCCTGTGCCAAGCTGGATGTAGTCACCCGGCAAGAGCGTTTCACCATTGGGGACCGTTGCGCTGACAGTGTTTGATCCAGCGTCACCCGTGATCGTGCAGGCTGATGCGGTGCCCATCAATGCCGTGCCATTCGGATCGCCCAGAAGAAACGTGCCAGCCTGACCGTTGAGAGACAGCAGAAAGGCGTTCCACTCTTCTGCATCGGCCCTGTTGTTCATTGGGGGCAGGGTTATGTCCGCAATCCACATCTGACCGGGATACTTGTGCGCCTGACCAGAGAACGTGAACGGCGATGCGCTATATGCCACCGCATTTGACGCCCTGAACTCAACAGATCGTATTCCTGCAACTGTCGGCAGCGAAAGGGGGTAGGTGATAGCCATTATGCAAAAGACCTTCCGTATGAGCCGCCGCGCAGCTTGGCATCAGCGACAGCCGCCTTGGCCGCGTCCGCGATCTGCGGCATGAGCGTCCTAATCTCGGTGCGGACGGTTTGCTGCACGCCCGTGCTGACGTTGATGTTTTGCACCACTGTGACGCCGCCGCCGCCCATTTGGTTGTTAGGAACAACATGAGAGTTCCGGCTAGGCACGATCATCTCAGGCCCACGCTCTCCAACCATATACGCCTTGTTGCCCGTGACCTGTCCGCCCATAGCACGAACGCCAGAAGGCCGCATTGTAGGCATCACGCTTCCGTTGACAGGAGATGTGCCGCCTAGCCCCCCAAACATAGCGGGGTCAGCGATGAAGCTAGAAATCATGCCCGTGATCTTCTTGACCACGAAGATGCGATACAACTCCTTGATGATTTCAGACGCCATAGACTTGAAGGCATCTTTCACCGACTTGGTGCCGTCAACGATAGACATCATGGCGTTCTCCATAGAGTTGCCAACCATGTCGCCTACAGCAATAGCTTGCTTCATAGCGGGAGTAAGCTGATCCTTCAGGGCATTAGCCCCCTTTATCGCCGCATTTTCTGTAGCGTCACCGAAAATAGTCACTTCCTCGGTGCCGTCTTTGATGGCTTGCTTTATCTTATCGTAAGCCTCTTTAGTGCCGTCAAATGACGCAATTATCCCTGACAAAGCGTCTCCGCGCATATCAGAGGCAGATTCTTTGAGAGAATTTACGGCAGCCTCAAGTTCGTAAACTTTTGACCCAGCCATAATGGCTTCAGTCCCTAAAAACTGCTTAACAAAATCAGGAACACCGGGCATCTCATTTACGGAGCGAGATACGCTATGCAGGAAGTCAGCCCATGACTTTTGCAGAAACAAGATTGTTCCCATAAAGCCAGCCTTTATTGTCTCCCAAACAGCTTTCATTCCATCAGGCAGATATGTTGCAGCCGTCAACATTCCTCTTAAAACAGATGAAAACAACTCACCTAGAAGTTGCATTGCCTCACCAAATCCCCCGGCACCCTTCATAAGCCGCATGAATAATTCAACCATTTTCGCCAGCCCCACAAGAACGGCTATGGGCAGAAACCTCATAAGAATTGCGCCTACGGCTTTGAACGCAGCGCCAGTCAGCAAAGCAGCAGACCTTAACGCAACCATGCCAAAGGTAAACTTTCCGGCTGATAGTGAAGCCGCCAGAATTGAAGCGCGAACAGTCATCATGGCAGAGGACAAAATCGTGCTGGCCCCAGATGCCGCGAGCATAGACGGCACCATCTTTGCCACCGTCAACCCTGCGAACAAGCCAACCGCAATCAATGCCGTGTCGATGTTTTGGACAAGCGTCGGGAACGCAGAGCCAAACGAGGATGTCAGACCTTTAACCGCACCTGCAACTTGAGAAAGCGGCTCCTGTAAAACACCAAGCGCCTTTCCCATCTCAGAGACTTCTGCACCAGACCGCTGAACAGCCACACCGAACGCGGCGAAGATTGCCACACCCGCGCCAAGAACAGCGCCAACAGGGCCGAAGATACCAAGAAGCTGCGAACCCTGTTGACCGAAAGCCTGAAGCGCGTTCTGGCCACCACTCAACTGAACCGCAAAGTCACCGACCTGATAACCCGCTTGTTGAAGCGCGCCCTTGGCCCACTTGTTTGTAGCCACAGCGTTGCGGTTGTATTGATTGGCGTTAGAGGAAAGAACCTTTGTGGAGTTCTTAATCTGGCGGTCAACGCGCTGAACTTGTTGCTGAACCTGCATCAAGCCTTTGGTCGCATCGCCAACCTGAGCCGACACTACAATGTTGATCTCATTTGCCATTGTGTTGCCGTTCCTCAATTAAGCCAAAATATGCGACCCACTCATTATACTCTGAAAGAGTGATTTCCTCAATCTCGGCAATCGTCTTGTGCAAACGGTCTGCCAAAGTGACCAAGTTCATCCTAAATGGGTCGCTCCTTAGTTTTTTTCGTGATCCTCAACGCTGTCAGATGCGAAAACGCTCCCGAACAGTTTGGCGATGACGTTGATAGGCTCACCCATGAGGATTGGTTTGTCCTCAAGCGTAAACGCCTTCTCACCAGCCTCATCCTCACACTTGGCAATAATCATCTCGACCATCGCGCCCATCGTTGTGTTCGTCAGAAAGTTCGGGTGCTTGCGCTGAACCTTCTCAATGTCTCGTGCCGTTACCGGGCCAAAGAAAAGGCGAAGCGGCTCATCCGCCTCGCCCCATTCTTCAACCTCAGCAAAGCTGCGTTCCTGTTCCGACCGTTTAGCCGCGATACGCTTGGCAATGCTCATGGTTTTTCCTCTGGTTATGCCACCGTGGAGGTGGTCAGTGCGCCGTTACCTTGCACCGAAATAGACATTTCCACCAGACCATCAAACGAGGAATTTACACTGCGGCCTGTGACAATGGCGGAACCAGAAAGGTATGTGTCGCCAGATGTGTCGCCTTCAGGATACAGGTTCAACGTCACCTCAGCGCCGATAGTCAACGCGCCTTGGCCTGCGGTATCGCTCTCATCCCACAAAACGTCGATAGAGCCTGTGTAGGTCGTCAAGCTGGACTTGTAGGTCCGCGCTGTGTCGCCCATGCTGGTGTCTTCAAGTGTATCTGCGCTTTCCTCAATGCTGAAAGAGCGGATTTCTGCGATTGCGTCGGTGCCGACCTTGACGGTCCCTTCGCTGCCGGTATGTGTAGCCATAGGAGCCTCCTGTTATCTGGCCGTGCTTGCGTCTTCAATGCTTGTAACATATCGGACATCGAAAGTTAATCGGGCGATGCCGACGGGCTGCTCTGCCTCGCCACTGAAGTCAATCTCAGTGCCAGTTAGAACAATATCCTTGGCAATGCCGCCAAGCCTGAAGTCGCCACCAAGTGCGTCCTCAATCTGAACGCAGATCGCATCAACGTCGTTATCAAAGCTGTCTGTCGCGCGGACATAAGCATCAACGCTGATCGACACACTGCGTGTAAGGGTGACAGTCCCCATCGCCATCAGAGACGATGTTTCTGTGCCAGTATGAACCGTAACCGCCGGAAGGTCGGATGCCGTCAAAGGGTAGACCCGCGAAGTGTAGACGCGGTTTCTCACCAGCGGCACGCCAGTTTTCAGGTCAGACGCGATACGGTCTCGAATTTGCTGGCGGACATGGGGCATTAGGTTTTCTCCAACTGCACAACGGTCATTCCTGTCCCGTCATGCACCCAAGCCCGCACCGTGTAAAGAATACCCTGAATGAGCATTTGGTCCGTCTCAGAAATATAAGGAATGTCTGATGTGCGACAACTCACGCGAGGCTGCTCCTCATGGACCTGAACAAAGCCGCCAGCGTCAATAGGAACAGTCTCGTTGTCGAAAATCACGTTGATCTGGCTGTCGCCCGCAGCGTTCTTGCGCTGGTAGTTTGCCACAACCGCGAACTCATCAAGGCTCAGAATGGTCTCAAGGTCACTCGTCAGTGGCAGGGGCATCATTGACCTCCGATGGATCGTAAACCTCGGCCAAGCCGCGCTCTAGCAGCTTAGAGCCAGTGGCGTCGTCAACTTCATGGATAGAACCGACGCGACGTGTTTGACCATTCCACTGGGCCTTCTTGAGCAACTTAATCTGCATTTTTCTTACCACGCTTTTTCACTGGCGAGGCTTTACTAGCCTGCAAGCCAACGGAACGGTTCGTATCAATAACGGGCTTAGGCTCAGGTGCGACTGACACACGACCCATTGCCAAAAGCTGAGACGCCTCATCCACCGACAATTCAACAATGTCGCCAGCATTACGGCGTTGGCCGCCAGCTACGCAGGACTTCAGAATGACGTGAGGCATGGGTTTCTCCTTTGTGGGGTAGGGAGGGCCGTGAAGCCCTCCCCATGATAGCGTCATTATGCGCCGTCGTTGTTGTATGCGAACGATACAGCGTGGCGAACCGCGACATCCATCGTTTGCAGTGCGACGATGCGAACGGTGCCGCTTGTCGAGTTGGTGTAGGGATCGACTGTGATGTCGAGGCCACCGTACATGCCGATCAGCAGGTCGCTGAAGTTACCGAAGTACAGATCACCAGCGGTGACTTGGTTCGATACAATCGAGCGATAACCGTTGATCGTGTTGCCCGGCTCAACAACGAACTGACCGGAACCGGAGTCTTTGGTCGTCGTTTTCAGAGCGCCGTACATGCCTGCTGGCAGGATGTATGCGAGGTTGCCCATCAGAGCGTTGTCCTCGGCAACAGCGGTCTCCATTGCCACTACTTCGGCAAAGGTTGGGTTCACACCAGCGAACGATGTTGGCGCGTTGATGCCGGACACGTTCTTGATGCCTGTGGGCTGACCGGAAGCACCGGAGCCTGCAAGCGCACCGAGGTCCATTGCCTGAGCAATAGCGACCGAGAGGTCGTTACGGATAAGGGCTTCGATGTCCAAGCTGGACTGCATCATCATCAAGCGAGTGATGTCGGTGAAGGCACCAAGTGTCTTGGGGGACATGGTGACTTGGCCGAGTGTAGGCTCGCTCTCAGAAGCAGCACCACCTTCAGTGGCGATCCAGCCAGCAGCCGATGCAGCAGTCTTCTTGGGGATTTTGATATCACCCTGAAGGCCAGTCAGCATGGTTGCACCAGCTTGCATCACGGACGAAGCGTTGCGCAGAACGTCGATGAAATCACCGCCACGGAAGTCTTCAGCGATAACCGCTGCGTCATCTGTGGTGTTCATGTCACGCTTCGACAAGTCCCAAGAACGGCGCACGTCGGACGGGATGTAGAGACCTTGTGGGTCAACACCGTCACGCTTGGCAGCTTCGGCAGCGGCTTCAAATTCGAAAGCAGCAGCTTCTTGCGCCTTGCGGTCGCTTGGGTTGGACATCGCGCGGATGGCCTTCATCAGCGAGAAGTTACGAACTTCTTGCTTGTTCATGCCGATCTCGCTGTCATCGAGAGGCTTTGTGCCGATAACGTCCAGAAGGTCGCCACGGAACTCGGCCAGCGACTTGCCATCTTGGATAGCTTTGTCAGCGAGGTCACGCTTGTTGTGCTTGCTGGCGAGACGGTACATCTCGGCAGTTTCTTTGGCAGCGGAACGGGCAGCTTCGGCCTTCACCGCTTCCATGTCGATCTGAGTATTCTCAGTCATGGTAGCATCCTCCTTTAGAGGTGTTGCAGGTTTACGGGTCTGAAGGTCGTCATCCGCGCTCCGGCCCACTCCGACTGTCCTGTCAGCGGGGATAGAAACAACAGAAACTTCCATTGGCGACCAAGAGGAAACACGGTAGCTATCCTTGCCCTCACGGTCCATTTTGTTGACTGCATAGCCAACGCTGATGTTAGAACGAATACCGTCCATCACATCATCGAAAACCTCTTTGGCAAGTCCGTTCCTTCCGAAACGCACATCTCCCCGCAGCACGCGGCTCGACCCATCAAGGCTTACGTTCTCAACCACGCCAATTTGCTGACGTGGATCATGGTCCAGCAAGAGAGGCATCCGACCCGACCGAGCGAACTCAAGGTCAATGGATGTCTCGTTGTGGTCCAGAATTTCCGCACCGAAGCTACGCTCAACAGGAGCCTCACTAGAGATTGCGATGCGAACTGTGCGAGTTTCCTCGTTAATCACGTCCGCAGCGCCGTCCATAGCGCGTGTCTTCATGTCATCGCGGCTGAAGCGGTCTTTGTCTTTGTAGCCACGCTCATCGGTCTTTGTGAGAGTGCTAAAACGGTGAGCGACCATAACGCCCGAGGCTTCCCAGCCATCTTCGCCCTCACGGTAGACTTCAATCAAAGCCGCAGGGTCGTCCTCGTCGCCGTTCACAACTACGTCAGCGTCAGGAACCTCGATCTGCCCGTCACGCTCGATGCGATCAACGCGACCGTATGCCTGCCCGCCAGAACTGTCCCACTGAACGTAGTCGCCTACGCTCAAGCCGTCAGGCTCGGCTCTATTTTCATCAGTCATAGCGCAATCCTCATTTGCTTGAGCCATAATATCACAATCTGCGTCAACTTGCACAGACCGCTCATCATCCAAACCCTCAGCAATCCCTTTGGACCAAGAAAATCCTGCGTTTCCGCCCCATAAATCCCAAGCGATCCGCCACGCAGTCGGGCCACCGTCTGTCTCTTTGGCCGAATAGTGTTTTGACTTGTTGTTCTCATGGCGGCTGAAAAACGAATACATCCGCTTCACAGTGCTTTCAGACAAGTCCTTACCGTTGGATATGTCTCGGGCGCGGGCAACGCCAACATCAGTTCCGCCTCGGCCATACTCACGACGCCACTCAAGCGCACGCTCGGCAGCCTCAACCATGCCTTTGTTCGGCTTATACGTCGCCATCTTCAACCTCCGCTGGCACGGGCTGCTTGTCGCCAAACGGCTGGTAGGCCATCGTCAGGCCATATTGAGCCGCGTCCTGATTGTCGCGCTGAATTTGCGCAAAGGTCTCTTGAGCGTCCCGACCGTAGTTCGCAGCAATGTCGCTGTGGCTCAAGATGCCGTTCTGCAAGCCCACAACCGCCGCGTTGATCTCCTTGAGCGGGTCAACCCACTGGAAACCGCGAGGCCGGAACGTAAATGTCCGGCTGAACTTCTCATACTTGCCCGGCCCCGTAATCGGGATTAGCGCAAAGCCTGTAACGTGATCCAGCCAGACGCGGTATAGCGGGTCAAGGAAGTGGTCCACCATGAAAGTCTGCAAGGTGCGGTAGAAGTCCCGCTCCTCAAGCGCACCCTGACGGATGGATGAGTAGCTGGTTCCCTCAAGGTCGTTCGCCAGTGACGTATAGCTGACGCCCAAGCCACCAGAGATGCCGCGAAGGATAGACTTCTCAAAGTCAGCGAAGGCCGATGTCGGGTGCGTCGGGTCGAACGGCTTAAAGTCAACACCCGCAGGCAACTGGTGAAACGTACCAGCCTCAGCGTCATAGATAGGCGTATGAGTGTCCTCGTAACCGTCAGCAGTGAAGCCATCGCCCGTGGGGGACGTAAAGAAACCCATCTTGGCTGCACCAGTGCGGGCTGCGACAAGTTCGGCCTCACGATAGCCATGAAGCATCTTTAGGGCAGCAATAGCCGCAGATGACCACGGAACGCCTCGCGTTTGGTCGGCACGCTCCTGACGGTAGATGTGCATAATCTCAGAGGCAGGAACGCGCGCACGCTTTGTGCCTGTAGCCAGCGTCGTGTAGTCGTAATCGCCGGGGTGATTCAGCAAGACGTGATAGGCAATCGGGCGGCGGAAATTATCCAACTCAATGCCCATGCGTACATCGTTGCCGTTGCGATACCGCTCGTTCATTTCCTCATCAACACGATCAGGCTCAATAATCTGAACCCCGATACCGTGCCGGAGCGTGTTTGAGCGCACAATACGCAGAAAAACCTCTCCATCGCGGGCCATCGCGCTGATGATGTGGTTCTCAAGGTCAATCAGGCTCATCTTGCCGCTGACAGTCGGGCCACCCAAGCGAGCGAACTCAGACCAAGCATCCTCAATAATCTGGCTGCCTGCGACATCCTGCGACCCGTCAGGGTTGACCGCCTTCACCTGAAGCCGGAAACCCTTGTCACCAACGACATTGGTCCGCAAAAGCTGCAAGTAACGACGGAAGTATTCGTTGTTCCGCTCTAGATCGCGTGAGCGGTTGCGCAGTTCGTTTAGCGCCCACCTGA